ATCTGGTATTGTGTTAACTGGCGAACTTGTAGAACCTACAGTTTCTATTTCTGAATCTCTCTCTGTTAAGTCAATTATTCAGGATACGGACTCTGATGTTTTTACCAGAAGAAGTAAAAATTATCCTAGTATTCCTCTTCCACTTGTTGGACCTGGAAGAAGTCAATATAATGTTGGTACAAGTATTCTTCTCGAAATGAATGAACAAATTAATTTTAATACTACCCCTAATACATTACAACACACATCAGTTAGTATGCCAATAACAGGTATTTATAAGGTAGATTTTATGGCTGACGTATCTGCTGATAACGATGCATGTCTTTTTCAGTTTGAATTACGTATTGGAGGCATTATCAAGAAAACCTGCACGATGATGAAACAAAAAGATAGAATTGTACCGTGTGGTTTGACAACTATAGAACCTGTTTCGAGTGGTCAACTCGTAGAAATATACGTACGAGTAGACAGTAATACATTGTATGTGTATAATTATAATATGACAGTACAGAGATTGAGAACCAATACTTAAATGTCGCTCACGCTGAATTTGTGCAAGTATCATATGAAAGATTAGGGTTAAGCGGATTTTAAATAAAATATGACATTTCAAAAAATAATATATAATACATATATATACAATGTCTCTCAATCACTTAATAAACCCAGAATTAGATATTAGTGTTAAATCGCTAATCATTGGAACTTATAATGCAACACCATACAACGAAGTTCAACTACAACCTACAGACGTTTTAATGTATTATAATACCCCTACAGGTGCAGCAATAACTAGTCCAGATATCATAAGAATTCATACTTATAGAAATGGAGATTTTATTAATGCAACGGGTTATATAGGATGGAATTTCCCCCCTACGACGTTAGCAGCAAACCAAGGACCATATATAGATATTCTTATTAGACATCCAGAAGTAGAAACTGCATATAGTGATTTTACAACACGTAAATGTGCATCAACATTTGATATTAAAGGTATTTCTGAAATAACCTTTCGGTTATTAGATGGAATAGTGAATACCGTGCCATCAGTAATCGCAGGTACTGATTTAAATACAACAATACGACAAAGATTTAATGTTGGTGGTTTTTCAGAAGCAACTACTAACAATGTTTTATACACTTTCAATTATTCAATATTGTGTAAAACAAAATAATATTATATAATACATATAAAAATCTTT